CAGTGCAATCTCACGAATAACACCTCCATTAAACGCCTGCCCACCGATCAAATTGATCGGCTTTAATCCATAAGGATTGGACGTAGTAGCCATTTAATTTCTCCAAAAAAGTTTATTTAGAACCATTACCAAAACCGCGTCCTCTAGTTACTGTAGATTTGTTGTCAGTAAATAAAGGCATACGGGCATCATTGTTACGCATAAAGTGATTGTCCACTGAAGCCATTTGGTTTTCGGCAACTTGAGCGTAGTGTTCTCTGCGTGCTTCCACCATTTCTTCTGGTGCTTTACAAAGAATCAATCCACCAATTTCGACGTTTCCGTCTTTATTGCCGGCAACCTGTAACTCAGGATGATCAACTGCTTTTACGGGTACCCAGCCTTCACGGAATTTTTGTGACATGTTAGTGTGATTTGACTCACCTCCAACTTCAGCCGCAAGGTAACGGAATTTAAATCCCGGTTCCGGTGTAGGGTCAGGTAACGCGCTAGGCGGTTTATATACATAACGTGTAGGATTGTTTTCACGAGTTTCCTGATCTCGTTGAGTGCGATTATTAGCCATTGTTGTTCTCCAATTTTAAAGCGTGGTTAGCGTATTCTTCATATGAAAGCCCAAATTTATCTGCTATGCGTTTAGCTGTTGCAGAAAGTTTGACCTGTTTTTTTGCTCCCGTAGAACGGGTAGCAGATGCAACTACGGTTGCAGGCTTTTTAGTTGGCTCAACACGGGCTGGTTCGTCTTCACTCTTAAATACTTCAGGGAAAACTTGCTTTATGCGAGAGTCTACTCTCTCGAAATATTCTGCGGTGCGCGGGTCATAACCCGTAGCTACTAGTTTTTGGTGCAGCCCTAGTGCAAAAGCCGTCATTTCTTCGTACCCCGGTGCCCCGAACCACTGGTTTTTTGCTTGCCAGCGCAAGGTTCTTTCGTCGAGTCTCGGTGTTTCTGGTACTTGTGCCTCTATTTTTACATTATTTAAATCACTTTGTAAAGGGGTTGGACGGAAATTTTTTGCTGCTTCTAATCTTAATTTTGCTTCTGTCAATTTTTCTTGTGCTTCAAGCATGACATCCGCATCGTAAGAATCAGCCGCAGCCTTATAATTACGTCTTGCCATTTCTAGTTCTGCTTCTGCTTTCTCTTTTAAAGTCTCAGCATAAGAAGCTTCACCAGTTTGAACGTATTGCTTTAATTTACGATTTTCTTCTAACGCAGAATGAGCTAATCTTTCTAACTCAGCTTTTTCTCTAGCTAGCGCTTCCTTAGCACGACGTTCATCATGTCTTGCATGTGTAAGTTCTTTAATCCTTGCTTGAACAGATTTACTATACTGCTCAATCTCTTCGTCACTTGGATCTTCTACTTCACGGTTTAAAGGCTGCGCGCGTCTATCGCGTTCAGGTGTATCGTCTTCAATGACAATGTCTATGTCCGTCTCAGCATCGACATTAACATCGACTTCGTTTTTTGGATTTTCATCCAAACCCATTTCATCTGGGAATTTGTAATCATCACTCATTTATATCTCCTATTAAGCGCGGGAAATTCCGCGAGGGTCTTCTACTACACCTTCAACCTGATCATCATAGATAATCCGGAACTCTTTGCCATGGATTTTCATCCTTGTACCTGTGTATGGTCTGGTAATAACAAAATCACCTTCTCTACACCATGGTCCTGACGGAAACTTCTCTGCATCTTTATATGCGTCGGGTCCAAGTTTGATAACAAACAAAACAGGAGAAGTTAATTCCTCAACCATCTTCGTTTCATCTGCTTTAAGAAGACCATTTTCAAACGTATCACCGGCTTCAACTAAAGCACAAAGAATCTTAAACCCACTTGGAGTAGGCATTGATTTGGCTTTTTGTTCCGCTTTTTCATACTCTTCATCTACTACAGGTACTGCTGGTACTACGCCCGGTGGGAGAATTAACCCCTGTTCCGGTAATGCGATGGTGTCACTCATCGTTGGCTTCTTCCATAAGTTGTGCAAGGTCAAGTAAATGGCGCTCTGCTAAGGCTAGACCTCGAATCACCCCACAGAGCTCTTTGTAAACTTCAAAGTTTGAGCACTGACCATTTGCCAAGTCGTCAGTGTAATTGTTCATATCCTCTCTTAATTTTTTTCTAAGAGCGTCAACAAAACTAAGTGCTTGTAAATCCATTATTGATTTCCTTTATTTGTTTTCATTTGAGCTTTATGTTTGGCTACATCAACGCCAACTTTTAGTCCTTCTAACTGCGAAGATTGTTTATCTTTGCCTGCCTGCATACCAAGTCTAACTTGTTCGTTTCTGTTTTTATCCATAATCTCCATTTGTTTAAGGTGAATTTCATCTGCTTTAGCTGCAACATCCGCCATCATTTTTTTCTTCTTAATATCTAATTCTTGCTGTTTTATCTGTAATTCTTGTTGCTGAATCTGCAAGATCGGATCTTGTGCGTTCTGTTGGGCTTGTTGTTGAGCCATATGCGCTTTACTTTCCTGCAACACTTGACCAGATGCTTGAGCCATGAGCCTACTAATTTGATTTTCAATTTCTGGCGGTAGAGTATCTTCAGGATTAGGTAAGGCAACACCCAATGCTTTTTCAATCTTCTGTCTGTACGCAAACCCTACGTGTTCTGCAATATGCGCCTGCATTGCCGCCATAATAGCCTGCGCTTGTGGGTTTTGACCAATCATTTGTTGAACAAGAGGGTCAGTCATAGCTGCTTGGTGCACTGCAATATGCGACTCATGGTCTTGGAATATAAAGGCTTTTAGTGGTTCGCCTTTTAACGCCTTCATATTTTCTGTTACAGGATCTGTAGGTTTCTCATCTTCCGGTAACGGCACTAGCTTATCTGCGTGTTTTATTCCGAGGACTTCAAGCATTTGCCTGTGTAACTGGGGAAGATTATATATTTGGGGGGCAGTTTGGGACAATTGTATAACTGCTTGGTATTGAACCACTCGCTGTGAAAGAGTGGCAGCATTAGGATCGGAAACAGGATGAATATCGACCCTATGATAATCAGATTGCTTAATATTGCGCCCACCCTCTTCAGGATCATAGTCATAGTCTTCCGGTGTGTAATCACGAATAATCTCCGCTAGTAATTGAAGTTCTTGTTTTAACGCGAAGTGTACACGAGCCTGCACCGCAGACATTACTTTAAGCGTTCTTTCCAAAATAGCTAGTGTAGATCCCACTGGCGCTTGGTTACTCATATCAGAAATCTTTAAGTCGCCTGTTGCAGCAAACCTACGTCCTTCTTCTACAATTGTTCCTAACAAGTTATACAGCGTTGCAGATGGTTCTTTATATGGCAAAGGCAGAATATTATCCCGCATACTACCACTACCCAAGTCTACATCACGCCATTCCCCCGGAGCAATCGGAGTATCGTCGCCTTTAATTCTTAAACCACGAGTTTTTAATCCGCCGGGTAAATTGGAAAGAGTACCAGCGTCAACAAGCTGGCGCATAATGCTGGTAGCACTTTTAGCAAAGCCTCCGACCAAATGGAACAAACCAAAACCATAAGCTCCATAGCCGGGGATGTACTGATAATGAACAAAATGATGTCTTTTAAGTTTGAGCTCATCGTCTTCTTTCCAGTTTCTGCGAATAGATAATATATCATTTGTACCACGTAGCATTGTCACTACGTAAGGTAGCGCAATACCGGTTTCCTCTCCGTCGTCAGTATCTTCGTATCCGGGAAGGTCAAGGTCCACGTGTATTTCATAAAGCTCGAATCTATCGTCATAAGACGCTGAGAAACCAGTTTCTTTATCTTTTTTGTCCTGAATATCAGTGTAAAATTTTTGAGGTTCTCCAAGTTCAATTTCCCTATAAAAACCAGCATGCATTAATTTTATCAAATCATTCTTTGTTTTACGCATACGGTGGGTAATTCTATGGCAGACCGTAATATCACTTGTACCATATGGAATTAATATATCTTCCGCCGGTACAAAAACGGAAACTTGTCTTTCTAAATTTGGATCGTAATACACTTTTTTAAACGCAGAACCTGCACTTGGCAAGTTCCACAACATCTTTTCATGCTCTGATCTATATTCAGGCATTTTTTCTGTAAGCTGGTAGTTCATATCTTCTTCTACGCGTTGAGCAGCTGCTTTAATCTCAGGCGTTTCTTTACCAACAATACTTGTTCTTACAGGTCCACGGGCAGGGAATGTCTCCATAATAGCTTCGGACTGGAACCTAACAACCGCTTCTGTAATCATCGGATGGAACACACCGCAAGCACCATCCCACGGTTCTGTTCTTTCTTCAAACTTTAGACCAAGTAGGGTAATCCCTTCCTTGTACATCTTCTCCCAATCTTTGCGAGAGTCAATATCGTTCTGAATATCTTCACTTAAATCCCCAGCTAAAGACTGTAGCTCACTTGGGTCCATCACCTCAGCTAAGTTTTGATTAAAGTCATCTTCCCCATCTTTCTCTATGTCGATCTCCATATCACCTGCTGATATATGTACCGCTTCTGGATCTTCAATCTCGATCTCAATATCTGGTTGATCTGCTAGGGCTTCTAGTCCTTGGGGTGCTTGGTATAACGATTTATCGACTGCCATAATTTATCCTTAATAATAAGCGGCTCTGCGCGCTCGCGACTTAACTACGTTGTTTTTTGATTTTACTTTCCCGCCCTTTTTCTTTTTTACTTCTGCGGGATTATATTTAATGTCTACAGGTCTACCATCTTTACCTATGTAGGCGTTTCCTATTTCGCCCAACAATCCACTTTTACTATTATCTTCCCCAGCAGTGCTAGTGATACTATTTTTTGCAACTGCTAGTGCTTTTTCAAACGGATCCATTTGTGCGTACTCCGCCACTGAACGGTCTCTTTCAGGATTAGAAAAATCATAGTTATCAATGATATGCCTTTCTCCCGTGTTTGGATCAGTCACATACACAAATCTTCCTAAAGTTTGCCGAGTTACTGGGTTATATGTTTGTAGCTGCCCATTTTTACTTGCTGTTGCGTAGTCTGCGTACTGTACATTTCCTTTATTTGGGTCTAAAGGCTGCTGGTTTTGTGTTCGTATTTGTGCTTCTTTTATTAAAGCCTCAAAATTTTTTAGTTCATTTGGCGTAAAATCTTTTTCGGTAAAAGGCTGTTTTCTATCTCCAAACAAAGTCTGTAGATATAACCGAGCGCTAGATGGAACATTTCGTTTCCACCATTCATATAATCCTGCGTTTTCTTCCGGCATAATTTATCCTTAATAATAAGCGGCTCTGCGCGCTCTAAAATACGAATCTTCTTTCTCATCTGAGTCCAAGCTAATGAACCCGCCCTGTCTGTACCTAAGTAGTGCTTGTGATACCGTATCCACATAGTCATCATGCTCGCCTACGGGGAATGAAGCAACTTCT